GTATTATGCTAATATCCTTTACTCAGTTGGATATCTACCGTTTATGCATAGGAATTATAAGAGAGGTGACAAATTTCAGCTCTGCTACTTTACTTTTTTGTGGGTTATGTCGATAGTGGGGATTATCCTTCATATGATTGGTTGGAGTATAATGGATATATTTTAAAAAACACGTTTTTAAGAGGAAACAATTATAAAATTTGAAAACTATATATGATATATATGGCAGTCCAAAGGAAAAAAAAATCTATAAAACATAGGGTCAGAACCCCAACAAATCCCAATGTTTTTAACTGGACTGGGCAGCGTAAAAGAGCTGCATTATTGATAGCTGAAGGCACTAAAAATTATGAAGAAATTGCTATCGACGTTGGGGTACATTATACTACGTTTTGGGAGTGGCGTAAACATCCGATTTTTCAAGAAGAAGTTAGCCGTTTAACACTAGCTAATGAAAAAGCAACCAGAGAAGGCCTTCTCAGGCTTGCCTATAAAGCCATTGAAGAGAAGATTGGAAGAGTAGCAGATGACAGAAGTACTGTCTTAGAATGGTCAAAGTTCATTGCTGATTTACAAGGGTTCCTAAAACAAAAAGTCGAACTCGATGCAAATATGAAACATGATATCCACGACCCTTCAAAAATGACAGACGACGAATTACAGAAAGCAATTGATGAAGATGCCAAAAAACTCATCGAAGCTGGACTTATACCAGACTCTACAACGGTATAAGCAAAACGAAAAAGAAAAACGTAAACGAGCTGCAAGAAATAACATCCTAGATTATACCCGTTATACTATGGATGATTTCAGAGAAAGCTGGCATCATAGAAAAGTAGCTTCAATCTTAGATGAGTTTGTTAATAAAGAAATCCCGCGGCTTATTTTAGATTTACCTCCGAGACATACAAAATCGGAGTTCGTCTCTAGGAGGTTGCCATCTTACATCCTTGGAAAATACCCGGATGCCAAGATAATAGCATGTTCGTATGGGGCTGATCTCGCTTCGATGATGAACCGAGACGTTCAAAAAATAATGGATGAGGATTCATACCATGAAGTTTTCCCTAATACACTATTGAATACTTCAAATGTAAGAACAGACGCACATGGCAGTTATTTAAGAAACTCTGAAATTTTTGAAATAGTAGGAAGAAAAGGAGTTTATAAATGCGCCGGGGTTGGTGGCGCGATCACAGGGTATGGAATGGACTATGGTATAATAGATGACCCTATCAAAAACAGAGCTGAAGCTGAAAGCCCTACATACCGTGAGATGATCTGGAATTGGTATATGAGTACGTTCCGATCTAGAAAACAGAAAAACGCATGTATACTCATTACAATGACTCGCTGGCATGAGGATGATCTAGTAGGTAGATTACTCGATCTAGCGGATAAAAACCCAAGAGCGGACCAGTGGGAAGTATTTTCATTACCTGCGATAACCGATGATGAGCCAATATCTGAATATGATGAACGAACAGGGCCAGGACAAGCCCTATGGCCTGTTGAATTCCCAGTAGACGATCTTTTAAGTACAAAAGAGTCTTTGACTACTTATGAATGGCTTTCCCTGTATCAACAGCGTCCAAGCGCAGCAGCAGGCAATCTAGTCAAGAAAGAACATTTCAAATATTGCACTCTCGAAAATGGAGTGTTAAGCATGGGTGATAATAAAAAGTTCCTATTATCCCATTGTAAAACATTCCAAACATGCGACCCTGCAGCCAGTGAGAAAAAAACAGCAAACGATTTTGTATTAGGTACATGGGTTCAAACTCCTCAAAATGACCTGGCATTAATCGACATACTAAAAACTAACCTCGAAACCCCTAAACACGTACCTCTTTTTAAACAGCAATATTTAAAACATCGCCCACAACAGCAATGGATAGAAACAGATGGAATAGGCAGGGCTACATTTCAATTACTGAGGGGGGAGGGGCTCCCAATCGCTGAATTAAAAACATCGGGGCATGATAAATTAATACGGTTTATCCCGGCAGCAACTAGAATTACTGCAGGATCAGTGTATTTCTTAGCAGGAGCTCCCTGGCTACATGATTACGAAACTGAGTTATTAGGATTTCCAAATACAAAACAAAACGGCCAGGTAGATGTAACGTCTTATGCTTGTCAGATAGTGATTGAACACCCATTTGGAGAGCAGGCATACGAAACTGACTACACAGGAACCAGTTTTTCATCGGGTGGGATGAGAATATGACAAAAATCGACATAGAACAACTAAAAGTATTACATGCAAAAGGTGTATCAGTTAAAGAAATCTCAAAACATTTTAAATGTACTGAACATGCTGTATATTTACCAGAGTGCACATCTTCAAAAAGAATTTTCAGATTTGATATTGAGTTATTATGATAAAGGATATAGTGATATTAAAATCGTAAAACGTATGCATAAAGATGGTATCGACGTATCATTAAGCATTATCAAACATTGGAGGAAAATTAATAAACTGGCAGAAGCAAATAAAAGAATAATAGAACCTCATGAAGTCAAGGGTGAAGAGTCTCTATTTTGCAACACTGAATTTTTAGAGAACTATTTTAAAAAGCCATTATCAAAAAAAGAATGCGTTTAACTTTAAGGCGCGAAGTCCACTTCATTTTAGGGCGAGGCAGTTCAAGAGGCATATCAATGATGGTAAGAAAAGAAGACGGAAACAAATTAAAAATATTGAAATGTTTAATCGAATCCCAAAAAACCACTCCGGAAATCGCAATTTCTTTAGGATATGTTACTACATATGGAACTGCGAAACAAGGGATGATAGGGAACCAACTAAAAGATCTTGTAAAATGTAAATATATAAAAGTTAAACATTTAAAAAACGAATTTGGTAAAAAGATAAATTTATATAAATTTAACATTTCTCCATCCTCCTTAAACAAACTGCTAAAAGAACATCCTGCATTAATAACGGATATTATAAAAAACAAGGAGATAAATAATATAATTTTACATAATTATAAAAACACGCCCATCGGGGGGCACAATGAGTTTAAATCCGTAATATCACTTTCTCAATGCATGTTGAAGCTTCTTTATCTCAGTGAAATTCCCCCAGAAACCTTCATACAAAGACTTGATACAGTTTATAATTTACACATTGTTGACCACCCATTTATTAAAAATTATTACCATTCCTTGATATACCATTGCTATGTCGATGATCTAATTAACGATGTTTTAAATTCTGAATTCGAGAAATATGTTAAAAACTTGTTTTTTTAGAACGTTTGAACCCCACTATTTGATATTTTCTCAATTTTCTTTTATATGCGTTTCTAACAACTGTTCTCTATATGCCGTTCCCAAAATTCTTCTTTTCCTCGTCTTCTGATAATATAACCTCAGCTACTCTAACTAAAGATATCCAAGCTGCCCCGGTAGGCGCAGGAATGGCTGAACCCCTAGAAGACCATTACATTTCACACCATCACATGCTCAAATGGATTGAAGAGACTCAACAGAAACTCCCTGCAGCTACCCCTCTAATCAGGAGGGAAGCTTTTTCAGCTGATCCCCTATTGAAAGGCACAATCTACCCTTATTTAAAAAACGTCTTACTACAAAATTTTACAATTCAGACGAAAGATAATAAACTCTATTCCGCAGCAATAAATGAAATCACAGACTACCTGGAAACCCTCAACCTCATGCAGGTCTTCCGTGAGGATTTTCTCAATTTTGCTATTCTCGATGGGCACTCTTACCGCAGAATGGATCCCGATACACAGGGCAATGTAGTCAGACTGGAAAAAATAGAACCGTCCTCGGTTGAAATGTATAATGATCCCTGGGACAGTTCCATAGTCGCATACCACCAGAGAGCACGTGTAAAAACCTCATGGTCCACGTATGGAACAACTACAGACGTGGATAGCTGGTTTATACCGTTTGGAAATGATCTATCTGATGTCAACGCTACCTATATTCAAGATCGTGATGTAGGTAATGACCAGCGTGTCTATGATCTGTTCGAATCATATAAAACAAAATATGGTATCTCAGATATAACAAATCTTAGAATAGCCTCAGCAGAGCGCATTATAGCCATGCACAATTCTGAGCGGCTCGTAACTACAAATTACGATGAATGCAGGGATATCGGGAATCCTGCGCCGATAGATAGCGTTTTACTGGCAATCTGGTTAAAGAGGCTCCTTCTAGTCAATGCTCCAAATTTAATTTTTATTGTTTTGAGTCCATTTATTCACTTAAAAATGGGTATTCTTAAAGAAACTAAAGACCTGGCAGGCAACCCTATTATCTTATCTTCACTCCCAAAGAAGCCGGCGGCAGGCTCTCCTAATCATGCTGTTGAACTTGCTAATTATATGGCCTTTGAAAATGCCCTAAAAGAAAGTATGAAAACCCTGTTAAAGTGTCTCAAGGAAGGTGGTGTCTATGCAACAGGCCCCGACCAAGAACTTAAACCGGTAGAATCAAGCAGGAGTGTTTCATTTCAGCTTATCAAAGGGCTTATCGATCAACTCAATGAGGAAATTGGGCAGGCATTCGGGTTCCCTATGGCTCTCGTTTTGGCTACAGGCACAGAGCTTGCTAGTTCTAGGAATATCCTTCAAATATTCAATAGCGTACATGCAGGAGAGCGTACAGAATATGAAGCAGTTGCAAACCGGCTAATTAACAGGATGTTTGAAGGGAAGACCTGGCAGGGCACTACAATTGAAAATGAGAAAGAAATAACAGTAACATATTCGTTTGAAGATATTAAAGCTCGCTTTATCCTGGATACTCCTGATACCTCTGACTTACTACAGGAAGCTCAAACATTCAAAACTAAAGCGGAAACTCTTACTCAGATAAAAGGGTTAGGAGCGGGTAGAGAGGATTTACAGGCTTTAGGAGAGGAATATGGGTTCGGGCTGCTAGGATTAGATGATTATGATATACGAGGCAACACAGACGGTCTATTTGAAGCTGGGGAGCCTGCTCAAATAAATGCCATTTTAAAATCTTGTTTATGTTATATCCTACAGGAAGAAGGGGTTATCTCAGCTTCTCCAACGGCTCCGAGTGGGTTTAACGAGAAAAGGGTAACTAAACAGTTAAAAGATGCTTACGAGGAAGCTAGGAATACTCTAGATGTACTTTTCGAGGGTCAGTAAATGTTTGACTTCGATACCTTTGAGAAGTCGCTAAAAACAACATTCGACAAACTCACCAAATCTCAAGCCGAAGCTCTCTCAATCGAAATAGCTGCCAACTTCACCGCAGGAATGTCAGCAGCCGAAACACACAAATCGTTCAAATCGGAAGAACCCGAAGAAGACGGACTTACTGACAAAGAAAAAGCAGAAATAGCCGCACTTGCAGCTTTATACCTCGGATACATTTCAAAATTCAATGATGCCGCTCAGGATCAAATTCTTACAAAAGCAAAAGAGATACTGGATACAGGCGGTTCAAAACAGGATGTCAAAAACTATCTTGACGATGTCTTAACCGGAAATGAAAATATAGTAATTGACAATACCGGACAAAAACGCAAGTCCATTTATGTCGATGAAAATTTAAAACTTTCCGAAGTTACTAGAACCGTTAAGAAGCCTTTTTTAGCTTCAGTCATGGTATATTCATCTATGCTGGGAGAGAACGCAGCTCATACGAGCTACGAAGCCGGTAGGAAAGCGCAATACAAGAGGCAAGGTTTTGATAAGTGGATGTTTACAGGGCCTGCTGATGAGAGAGCACGCGCCCATCACGTAGCCATCTTAGGTGAGACTTTCGAATATGGAACATCTCAAAGCGGGTACGCAGAGGGCTGTTTGAGTGAGCCTAATTGCAGGCATACGGCTCAAGCATATTACAATGATCCAGAAAAAGACATATCGCCTAATTACTGGCGAAAACAAAAGGAAGATGTAGGGCTCAAGTGGGATGATCAAAAACGAGCCTGGGTTATAAATTGATTTTCTTATTTATTAGATACAAACTATTTTAGAACGGTGATCTAAAATGGATATAACAGCAATTGAAGGATTTTTAGGAGGAGTTGCTACACTTGGCATCTCCATGTTCGGTTATGCTCGTATTAAGGGTTTTAACCTCTTTGCGATCGGAGATCTCATCAAAGCTGCAAATGGTTATAGAGCACTCACTGCTGAAGTTACAGGAGCAATAGGGAACATCTCTCTTTCCGAGCTAGGTGTGATCATTGCCGAAGCGCGGGCGCTTTCTGTAGGTGGATATACTCAAGCAGAAATAGAAGAACTTGCAAAGAAATTGATTGATGCGGCTGCTTCAAAATGAGTATTTGAGGTCATGTTTTGCAGCATGACTTTTTATTTCTCTTCTCTAATTTTTCTATTTTATCGCAATATCTTAACACTTTGCAATATTCAATTTCTTCTTCAGGTAGTTCATCACACATTTATCCCACTTCCTTTAATAATCCCCAAATTCTTCAATCCGTTCTAGCATCCTCTCGGCTTCTTCTTTCGTATAACCATGATATCTTAGATGTCCTATCATATCCGATTCTAAGAAGTTCTTTCTACATTGTGGGCATTTCATTTACTACACTTCCTTAAACCTTCAACTCACCTTCATGATTAACTAGCCATTCCATTAAGTGCTCTACACCATCAAAATTAACCTCGTTTACAGTGTTAAACACCCATCCACATCGTTTACATTCAAAACCTTGCATTGTTTCGATTTCAGGGTTTGACGTTTTTACTGAGGATCTCAAACTACCATCTGGTAATATCATTTGAGTTTTTGTTATTAGGTATTCTTTCCAATATTGGAGTTTGCCTCCGCATTCAGGACAAACTATTTCTGGCATTTTATTCCACTTCCTTACCTTCTTCAATATCCATCAAATAATTGATAGTTCCATCTAAACTCTTATCATTACGTTTAGCCTTAATTATGTTCAATCGAGTTCTCGTTTTTTCTTCAACTTTGGGGAGTTGTACCTTTACCATTAGTCTACTTCCTCAACG